GAATAGTTATGAAAGCTTTCCTTGGTAGACTTAAGGTCTTGGAGGATAAAGTCAATCGACTTCCTGCTGCCCTTTTAACAGAGGTAGCTGACGTTCTGGTTAACTCTTCTCCTGATGATACTGGTGCTTATATTCTCTCCCACTCTATTGGACAGTCTGGGGCTGTAGGTAGGCAGATTAGTTCTCACGGTAGGCCACAAGCCCCTAATACGCACAGGGATGATGCTAGGGCTGGTTTGTACGCTCAAGCTGCCGCTATCTCCCCAGAGACTACTAGGGTGTGGGTAGGTAACAACGCCCCTCACGCTACACAAGTGGAGTTTGGTGGATCACCTTGGAGAACCTCTGGTTACTTTGTTTATGCTAAGTTAGCGCAACAGTGGCCCGCCCTGATTGTTACCGCTAAGAATAAGGTAGGTCTTCAATGAGCATCCTAAATGATATCCGAGGTGCTTTAGACACTAGGCTACTTAGCACCCCCGGTATTCCTGCTGTAGCCCCACAGAACGTTCTATACAACCCCACTACTGGTGTAGCCTTCCTAAAGTCTACTCTAGTTCCAAATACAGTCAGGCCTGCTGTTAGAGGCCCAAACCCACAGAAACGCTATGACGGTCTCTACAGTATCCTTATCTGCACACCAGAGGGGCAAGGGGCTGGTGCTGGTTACGATCTTGCTGACTTACTCCTAGATAGGTTTGTAGCCACTACGGATATTAGTTTCGCAGGTATCATTGTCTCTGTTGAATATTCCGAGGTAGGGAACAGTTACTTTAGCCCTCCTTTCTATTGCACACCAGTCACTATTGCCTGGTATATCTATAACTGATAGGAGTCTAAACTATGCCCTTTTCCCAGAATAGCCGTGCTGGCCTTTCTTACGTCACCGAGGTTACTTTCGGTGTTACCCCCGGTTCTCCGGTCTTCGTAGCCCTCCCTATCAATACCCACTCGCTTGATCTTACTAAAGATCGGGTGCAGGGTAATGAAATCCAACCGGACCGTATGGCCCGTGTTGACCGTCATGGCAACCGTCAGACTGGTGGCGATATCGCTGTAGACCTCCGTAAAGGTGACTTTGACGCTTTCTTTGAGAGCGCCCTTATGAGTGCCTTCGCTAACTCTACCCCCCTCGCTACCCTTACTGCTACTAGTGCTGCTGGTACAGCTACTGTTACCTTCGCTGTCCAGACAACCCCGCCCTTCCCTGTAGGCTCTGCTATCACGATTGCTGGTGTTACACCTGCTGGCTTTAATGGCACCTTTACTGTTACCGCTTGCACTACTACCAGCGTATCTTACCTGAACGGCACCGCTGGCCCTCAGACTGTCGCAGGAACGATTGTTAACCGCGCATTAAAGGTTGGCGTTACCCCCAAGTCTTTCTCCATTGAAGATGCTGCTACTGACATTGCTCAGTTCCGTCTGTTCACTGGTATGACGGTTGATACTGCTGCTATCTCTATTAAACCTAACTCGATGATTAGTGCTACCTTTAGCATGATCGGTAAAGACATGACCCTTTCGGGCACATCACTTGATCCCACTAAAGACCCTTCGTCCCTCAACCAACCCTTCGATAGCTACTCTGGTTCTCTTAGCCTTGGTAACGCTGGGGCTGCTATGACGGCAGTTGCTTTGATTACGGGTATTGACTTCTCTATCTCAAACTCGGTTGCCCCTACCTTTGTTGTTGGCTCTGCTTCTACCCCCCAACTTGAATTTGGTATGGCTACTGTTGAAGGCACTATTACTGCCTACTTTGAGGATGCTACCCTGATCAACCGTTTCATTAACGAGACTGCTTCCGCTTTCCAAGTTACGGTTAACGACCCTACTGGCCTCTCCAACTACACGTTCCACTTCCCTCGTGTGAAGATCAATGGTGCTGCTGTTCCTGTTGATGGGCCTACTGGTTCTCGTATTGTTACCCTGCCGTTTGTCGCCCTCTATGACACCGCAGAGAATACCAACGTCGAGATTATCCGTAACCCGACCTAATAGAATCCAACTTCGGTTGGTAGGGTGGGCTTTGTTGTCGGGGCAAGGCTCACCCGTTTTATTTTATCCCGACTAACACATATAGGACATACCCGACAATGGACCTTTCCAACCTGATCCCAAAATCTGATACCATTACTATTGAACTCAAGCACCCTGTCACTCAGGAGGTTCTCAATAAAGATGATGGTAAGCCCCAGACTATTACTACTTACGCCCCACACTCTGCACAATACAAAGCGGTTATTCACGCTCAAACCAACAAGCGTTTGCAGAAGGCTGCTAAAGGTAAGAAGTTGACTTTCACCTCGGAAGAGATTGAAGACTCCGCTACCAACATGCTGGTTGACACCACTAAAGATTGGGATATCCAACTTGAGGGCAAGACTCCTAAGTTTAGTCCAGAGGCTGCTCGTGACCTGTTTGACAAACTCCCTTGGGTTAAGATGCAGGTTCTTGAGGCACAAGAGGACTTCACTAGTTTTTTGACCAACTAACCCTTGACCTAGAAGAGTATGCCAAGTGGGATTTCAAACTCTCCATACCAGATAAAGACGGTGTGACGGAGCGAGAACATCTCAAGCAAGTAGAAGACCAGATGGGTAGAACCCCTGTTGCCTTACAAAGCCCAGGGTTCCCTGATCTATTAGAGCCTGTCTGGTCTATCTTCCTTGAACTCTCTCATACTCGTGGTCAAGGCTATAGTGCCCCCTTACCTATTTCCTACCAAGAGATAAAAGCTTGGTGTGATCTTACTGGAATAACCCTCTCACCCTGGGAGGTAGAAGTAATTAAGCGGCTGGATACAGTCTATATAAAGGTGGTTGCACATGGCCGATCTTAACGTAACAGCCGACTTTAGTGATCTGACTGACCTTAAGCGCGTTCTTACTGAACTAGGCCCGGTTGCTACTGCTATGGTCTCTAAGTTAGTTAGAGAAAATAAGAGACTTACTCAATCTCTGCAAGCAGACGCTAAAATCCAACAGCAAGCCATCGAAATGACTATTGGGGTTATAGCCCAAAAGTCTATGACCGAGTGGGGTAACGCTCAACGTAGACGTATTGCTTTGATGCAAGAGTCTGAGCGTATGGCTCAAAGAGAGATTGCCACTACCCTTCGTCAAAGGGATGCAGAAGCCCAACTTGCCGCCTCTAGAGCCTCCTCCTACCAAAGCAATGTTGGGGGTAACCTTGGCCTAAGTAGCAACGGCACTAATGCCGCTGCATCTGCTGCTGCTATGTCTGCTGAAATGGACAGGCTCCGTTCTAAATACGATAGTATTTACGCCTCATCTAAAAGGTATGAAGCTTCCCTTGAAGAACTTAACATGGCCCATAGAATGGGGGTGTTTAACGCTAAGCAACATGAACTCGCAGTTGAAAACTTAAATCGAGAGTTTGCTCAGGTTAGTACTAGGAGTGCAATGGCTGCTGGTAAAATGAACCAGTGGGGTGTTGTTACCCAACAGACAGGTTATCAGGTTGGTGACTTCTTAGTCCAAATTCAGTCTGGCACTAACTGGATAGTTGCTTTCGGCCAACAGGCTACACAGTTGGTTGGTGTCCTCCCCCTTGTTGCTACTAGCTTAGGCTTAACTACCGCTGCTGCTATTGGTCTGTCTACTGCTTTGGGTATCGGTATTCCCCTAATTACCGCTCTTGGTGCTCTGTGGATGAGAACCGGGGAAGATGTTGACACCGAAGCTACCAAAATGGAAGAGGCTCTAAAGAGGGTAAAGACTGAAACCGAAGCCTTGGCTGCTGCATTTTCTAACCTTAAGTTTGGCAACCCTGATGGTCAAACTATGGAGTCTCTCTCCACTCAGATTGCTGATCTTGACGCAGAATTAAAAGCCTTGGACGCCCAAGCTGCCGCTGCTACCGGCAGAACCCTTCCGGTTATACAAGCAAAGATTGCCTTAAAAGAACAAGAGATTCAACTTGCTATTAAAGACTTGGCTCTCTTAAGCGATGGTAATAACGGGAGAGACGCTGCACAAGCAAAGATAGACAAATACAACGCCTCTGTCAAAGAGATGCAACTACAGTACAGGGTCTACTATAACTCTAGGGTTGAAGGTGAGAGACTTGTTGTAGAGGCAGCAGGTAATACCCATAAGCAAATGCTTGCTGTCCAAGGGGCACAACAAAAGTCTAACCAATTCGCTAAACTTCTTCGTGAAGAAATGGAGAAAGCTGGTATCAGCACAGTCAAATTATCTAATGTTGATATTGCTTCTGGTATTTGGGGCGGCGCTGCTGCTGCTCTTGCTTTAGCTGACAGACTTGGTATTGCGCTTAGTAATGCTAATAGCCTTGCTGGTATTGCTAACTATGAAGCCTCCGGTGGACCTGACGCCGCTCGTAGAAACAACGCCACTACTATGGGTAAAGAGGGTGGGGTTCTTGCC